ATGCCTACAGTAAAGATTATAGTTCTTAAACATCAAAAAAGAGAAGATAATACTTGGAATGTCAAGATTAGAATTACGCATGATAGGAAGTCTGCTTATATTGCAACTTCTCATTATGTTGGTATTGATCTGATTAATAAAAAGACTTTCGAGTTGAAAGAACGAAATAATCCTATTTATGATCAGTTAATGATAGACGTCCTAAAAATCAGGGAGGAGCTATCTAAGTTAGGACACACGATAGAACTGTATTCTGCAAAGGGATTGTGTGAGTTGATGAAGGAGAAACTTGCGAATAAACCTGATGGGGTGAATTTTTTTGATTTTGGCTATTCTTTTGCTGAGAAGATGCTGAAAGAAGGTAAGAGAACTGGGGAAAACTATCGTATTGCTGTGCATAAGTTTGAGGAATTTATAGGCAACAGGAATTTACAGTTTTCTGATATAACTTCATCCGTATTGATGAAGTATGATGAATATTTGAGAGGTTTGCATTCAAAACGTGGTATCGGGAACATTTCTGATTCGGGAGTCCGGTTGTATACTTCTAAAATACAGGCTATATTTAATAGGGCTAAATTGGAGTATAATGATGAAGATTTAGGAGTCATACGTATTGCTAACAATCCATTTGCAAAATATAAGATTCCGAAAAATCCAATAACTAGAAAGCGTTCGTTAACCGTTGAACAAATACGGGCAATAAAATCTTATCGTGTTCCCGATAATATGACGGGAGTAATGCTAGCTAGAGATGTGTTTATTATGTCTTTTATCATGGTTGGAATGAACTCTGTAGATATGTACTATGTGGGTGTGCCTAATAATGGACGATTAGAATATGAACGTAGAAAAACTATGAACAGACGTGATGACCGGGCTTTTATCTCAATTAAGGTTGAACCTGAGTTATTGCCGTATTTAGAGAGATATAAAGATTCATTAGGAGATCGTGCGTTTAACTTTTTTGTGAGATATTCTACACATAAACAGTTTGTTCATAAGGTTAATGCTCATTTGAAAAAAGTAGGAGATGAATTAGGAATACCGGATTTGACTCTTTATGCAGCTCGCCATTCATGGGCTACTATTGCCCGAAATGATTGTGGAATATCTTTGGATGATGTCGCCATGTGTTTGAATCATAAATCGGGTCATGATGTCACCGACACCTATATAAAGAAAGATTGGAGTATTATAGATCGTAATAATAGAAAAGTCATAGATTACGTATTGGGAGAATATAAATAGCCCGTCTAAAAACGGGCTATCTGTTGGTCTTATGTATTATATTTGATGTTTGCATAGATGGTAGTTTGTTGTATATTACATATTTTTACAACAAAAAAACTATGATATCTATTTGGGCATTCATTTTATCTATCATTGCGATTCTAGCTATTATTAATATCGCATATTATATTCATACTATGCAAGTTCGCAATCCATATTTAACGGATGAACAGGTGCGAACGATTAATCAATTGAATCGTCAAAGAACACCACTTTTTCGACGTTTGATGTTAGCATTGGTGTTCCTCTTATCACGCCTCGGTTAGGAGTGCATGTATAATATGTATTTTCAGCTCTTAGAATAGCAATAACTGGTTCATTGTTGCTGGTAGAGATTTCTCCCACAGTCTCGGTTATTGTTCTTCCATTATGATTAAAAGTTATACTGTATATTTTTGAATCAGATACAAAAAATCCCAGTGAATTAAGGTACTTCTTAATGTTACTATATATAGGCTCTGGCTCTTTAAAGTCAGGGATAAATAATTTTATATTTGAACGTTCTTGCATTTTGTTATTTATTAATATAGCCCGTTTTTTAGACGGACTATTTATTGGTATTACATATTCTTTTTAACAAGATCAACATATCCGGGGAAGTCTCCGGGATTATTATACAGTTTCTTTGGATCATTCGTCATCTGAATTATTTCCCAGTTTGGTGAAATATATATAAGGTACTCGTCCAAGATTACAGCTCCTAATTTATTCTTTCCTCTAAATTTATAGTTGTATAAATAGGCTACATCTTCATTGACTTTATCGCCCATTGCATTTTGAATAGAATCTATTCCAATAAGTATTATACTATCTTTAGTTATTGAAGAAGAATAATCTAATCCATAATTGGATGCCTCTTTATTGTTTTCAATGCTTTTTTGGAAGTATTCTTTTCGATAGTTTATATTATCAATATACTTTATAGTATCAATGGCTTCCGCAGAAATAAACTCATAACTAGACCAATCATTCATTTCTGTTTTCAGTTTGGCTTCTACTACTTCTCTTACTTTTTTCTCGTTTTGATTACCTGATCCCCCACATGAACAAAGTGCAGTGATTGCACATACTAATAAAATGATCTTTTTCATAAGCTAGTTTTTAATTATCCGATTTTATTTGATTTTTCAAGATTACATTTTTGGCAAAGTAATTGTAAATTCTCAACGCTTGTATCCCCACCTTTAGAGAAAGGGATAATATGATCTAAGTGCAAATTTTCATTCGATCCACAATAAACGCATTTTCCTCCATCTCTATTCCAAACAGTATCTACAACATCTTTTGGTATTGGAGGACGTTTGTTTGCTTCTGGAAATATCTCGCCTTCATCTATAAGCTCTTGGAGAGCTAATTTTTCTATTTCTCTTTTCTTTTTCTTTTCTAGCAATTTAGCTTTTACTTTGTCTTTCTCGATCTGTTCTTTATTTCTTTCGTATCGAAGTTGTGTATTAGCTTCTCGCAACTCTTCCAATAAATTTTTGCTTTCAATTTGACTCATAGTGAGTTCTGAACTGCATTCATTATATTTTGCTCGGAAATATTTAGCTTCCGATACAACTTTATCTAAGAAACCTACGTACTTCTTATTTTCTTCATTCTCTTTAAATACAGCATTATATTTGTTTAATAATTCATCAAATTCAATCTTTAACCTCTTGTATCTATTATAGTTATAGAAACTTTGCCATATCGGAAAAACAAATAAAGCTAATATTATTAATAATGTTATCATTATCCTATCTTCTTCTAGGTCTTTGTAATTCTATAACGTTAAATATCTGCTTTACTTCTGCTAGATCAATCACTCGGTCAGGATACATACTATTTAAAGAATGTATTGTGATTGTATGATTATCCATATTATGATCTATGATTCTCTTTACGAGTATTCCTTCTTCATGTATAATAACGAAATCCCATTTAGTATAATGCAGCTTTGATTCTACCCAATATTGGGAATATATTTCTCTACATAATAATCTGTCACCTTCTAAGTAACTTTCTTCGGTTCCGTCATTCATACTATCTCCCCTTACTTCAAAAGCTACGTAGTTTCCTTTGGCTTCATGGTCTATAATAAATGGTATGGTTGGGAGAGTTTCCATGTATGCGGCATCTTGATATCCGCATAGGTATCCTGCTTGTGCGTATTGGCTCACTAATGGTACGTTTATAATATGGCTTTGGTTAAGTGGTATTGCTTCGCTTATGTTTGTTTTAGCAATATTATCGCTAGCTTCGTTGGATACAAAATACTCAGATACTTTTTCTATTCCGAAAACGTTTACAATGTTGTTGTAAAGTTCCTCGGTTAGAGGTTTTTTGCCGCTTTCTATTTCTGATAAATAGGCTTGCTTAATGCCTATTTTCTCTCCGAAATCTTTTTGTCTAAGTTTTAGTGACTTCCTTAAAGATGCGATATTGATTTTATTCATAATGTTAATTATTGTTATTATGGCGATAAAATCTTGCGATAAATAGCGATATATCGCAAGAAGATGATATCTTTGCAATGTCAATCAATCAATCAACACTGCAAAGGTGCGAATATTGTGCGATAAAACCAAATTATTTACATAACTAAAAATAGGTAAGGCAATGAGAAATAGAGATTATGAACTAGTAAAAGACGGCAAATATAATATGAAAGCCATCATGCAGAGAGCTTGGGTATATGTACGCCAGTACGGTTATTCTCTTAAATCTGCCTTGCGTACTTCTTGGGTAGACGCTCGCTTAAAGATGGATGAATATGTAGAATCATTGAAGCCGAAAGCCATTGAGTCTAAACAGGGTAATGTGTTGAAAGCGTTTTTCGCCGATAAGTATGCTAACTACGATAGTTCTTGGAGATAATGAGTGAAGAAAAAATAAACGAAAACTTAGTTTTCCTTCGGAAATACACGGACGATCTGAAAGAACGAGATGAATATACAGTTCAGATGCTGGCTGGAAGCAAAGAAACGAAAGAAGAAATTATCAGTAACCTTCTTCGAATAATAAAAGATTACGAGGCTCTGTTAGGTTAGAACCTACGAAAGAAGCGAGCAAAACGCTTTCAGGGTACATTGATTAGTTCTTTGACATATTGGATCATACGAAAAGAAATTCAACCGTAGCAGGAATGCCGTGATCGGTTGAAGGTTCGAATTAGTTACATATATCACTTGGAAGTCCGAAAAGTCTTTATCAGTAAGCATATAGCAGGTTAGGCGAGCTATAACGCTATCTAAGTGATTCAACATATAGCCCTACTGACGGATTGAACGGCAGCCGATAGCGAGAATCGGGTAGGGTACAAATATATAAATCAAAACCAGTGAAAAAATGAATATAAATTATGATTTACGGATATATTAGGGTAAGCAGCGACAAGCAGACTGTAGAAAATCAGCGTTTTGAGATAAACAACTTCTGTGAACGTAATGAGTTAGTAATTGACGATTGGATAGAAGAAACTATCAGTGGAACGAAGAATTACACAAAACGACAACTTGGACGTTTACTGCGTAAAGTATGCAAGGAGGACATCATCATCTGTAGTGAACTCTCACGTCTTGGACGTAATCTCTTTATGATTATGGAAATATTGAATATCTGCATGGCAAAGGAGTGTAAGGTATGGACAATCAAGGACAACTATCGACTGGGGGAAGATATCCAAAGCAAGGTTCTTGCCTTTGCTTTTGGATTGTCAGCAGAGATTGAACGTAATCTTATCAGTCAAAGGACAAAAGAAGCATTGGCGAGGAAAAGAGCAGAAGGGGCAATGCTCGGACATTGTCGTGGTTTTCGCTGTAGACTCAATCCAAAATGTGCCAACAGGCATGATTACATCATAAAAGAACTGGCTAAAGGAACTAAAAAAACAGTTATAGCCAATAGATTGAAAGTGTCAAAAGGAACGTTCTATCGTTATCTTGTTTATACAGGGCTTTACCTACCAATAAACTGCCAACAAGAGGGATGGGAAAAGTATGGAATCTATCATTAATGTTATTATACTACAGAAACAGAGAATTAGATTTGACAATAATGAAGCAATCAAATGTAATGGAACAATACCACAATATAAAAAGGAAGCATCCGGGCTACCTGTTAATTTTTCGAAACGAAGACTTTTGGGAACTATATTCGAATGATGCCACTGTAGCCTCCAAAGTTTTGAACATTTCTGTCTGCGAACAGGTATACGGGCAGGGACAAACAATCCGGACAGTACGTTTCCCCTGTCATGAACTTGGCATCCACTTGCCCAAACTGATACATTCCGGAAGTCGGGTAGCACTCTACGAATAGAGCAAACCAGCCGTACAAGTCTGATTGTAACAAGAATAGTAAAGAATTAAACTTTTTGTTTATATTGTTTTATTTGTGTTTGTGTTGTATAGTGTACGGTCTGTGAAGATAGTGCACTTTTTAATAAGGGTGGTTAGCTTATCGGTTAGAGCTTCGTGTTGCGCAACCAATTATCATGATTGAGAGAGGTTCGATTCCTCTACCATCCACAATAATAATCAAATAATTAATCTTATGGCAAAAGGAATTAAAACAATAACAGGAGATTGGGTAAATTCTATCTCTAAATTGAAATTAGGAGAAGTAGTTAGAATACCTGATGAAAGCTATGATTGTGTTATGAGTTCGGCTCGTTATCGGTTAAAAAGAAAATACAAAGTACTGATAGAAAGAGAGGGTGAAAAAGAAGTCATTAAAGGATTTAAGTACTTTAAAATTAAAAGGACTGCATAATGGAACCTTTATCTCAATGTGAGTATCAAGTAGCTCATGAAGTAGCAAAAGGGCAAACTCCTGATGAAATAGCCGATTTACTTAAAAAGTCGGTTTGGACGATAAAAGCGCAAATACGGGACATTCATAAGAAACTAGGCATTAATAACAATGTCGAGCTTACTTTATATATTCTATGTGATAGGGCAAAAAGAAATTTCGATTTGAAAGAAATACGAAAGCATGGAATTGAATTTTTCTTCTCTGTATGGTTCTTCATATTAGCTATAACTCCTAATTTCCAAATGGACATGAGAAGGTTAAGAATGCAACGTAAAGTGAGAATGTCGGCACGTACAATGGGCGCAAGAAGGAATAATAATGATTTGATAATAACTAGCATGAATTATGCAGCATAATAAACATTACTATGAAAAAGTTGATAATTAATATTATACTAATTAACATCTTGGCTTTACCCTGCATCCTTACTTTTAATGATGTAAATCAAGATACAGGAGAATGGAATTATACTATTAATCTGATAGGCATTGTATATTCAGTTTGGTTTTATAATTGTATTTTAAAACGAATATTTAAACCGTTAATATAGAAAGGGGATTTTATGATGCGAACCTTACCAGAAGAATTAATTTATAATTTGATAGATTTTGCAAGAGGAATGGGACGTAGGGAAGAACGGATCAACTCCTTTAAAGAATCTCAATTTATATCTCAAAATCAGGCGCATATTCGGTATGGCAAAGGAAATGTTACTAAATGGGTTAAAGCTGGCATAGTGAAGAAATATAAAGATGCTGATGGAAAGTTACGTTCCAGTGTACGATATGATGTGCTTGAACTTGAATCAGCTGCATTTAAATGTAATTATATGAAAGATCTTTCTCCATTAGCCAAAGCAGAAATGAGAGAAATTATTGTCAACAAGTAATTAATTAACCCAATGCCGGATTTAAAGGAGTCCGTAGAGTGCAAGCCTCTGTATTTGAGTTATACATGTTCTAATCCTAGTGTCCGTTGGTTCGGTATCTAGGAACAAAATTTTGTCGTTTAAATTCATTTTTGGAAGCGTCGGTTCGTGAGGATAGGCGCTTTATTTATTTCGATTAACCACTTTAATAATATATATAGTTATGAAAAAAGTAATTGTAAGAGGAGATCGTTCCGGTGTATTTTTCGGAGAGTTAGTAGAAAGAAATGGTAGTGAGGTTAAGCTCGCAAATTGTCGTAGGTTGTGGTATTGGGATGGTGCTGCTAGTATATCTCAATTAGCTGTTAATGGTACGACTAACCCATCTGAATGCAAATTCACAGTTACGGTTCCAGAGATAGAGATTCTGGATGTGATTGAAATTATCCCGTGTTCGGATAAAGCTGTAAAATCTATTGAAAGTGTACCGGTATGGGCAAGGTAATGGAAGATAGAATAAAACAGTTTCTAAATATTGGCGATGGCTCTGGCTCTGGCTCTGGCTCTGGCGATGGCTATGGCTCTGGCGATGGCTATGGCTCTGGCGATGGCTATGGCGATGGCTATGGCGATGGCTGTGGCTATGGCTCTGGCTCTGGCCATGGCTATGGCGTAAAATCCATAAATGGAAATCCTATTTATGTAGTAGATAATATACCTACTATTATCACAAATGTAAAAGGTAATATCGCAAAAGGTTTTATCCTTCATTCTGACTTATCTCTTACTCCCTGTTTTATAGTAAAAGAGAATAATCAATTTTCTCATGGTAATACTCTACATGAGGCATTTGAATCTTTGCAAGAAAAGCTTTATGATGATAGTACAGAAGAGGAAAGGATCCTTAAGTTTAAAGAACATTTCTCTGACTTTTCTAAAAAGTATTCTGCTAAAGACTTGTTTATATGGCATCATGTACTCACTGGGAGTTGCAAGGCTGGAAGAGAAGCTTTTTGCATGGATAAAGGTATAGATGTAGACAATGATAGGTTTACCGTCTATGAGTTTATAGAACTGACTAAAAATTCGTATGGCGGTGATATTATCCGCAGACTATCTTAACTTAATCCCGGTTTGCTTTGATCGGCACTCCGGGAGCAATTTAAACCACTTTAAATAATATAAGATATGGGACTTATTAAGAAACCTAACGAGCTGACCGTTAAGACTACATTGTCAGCACTGATTTATGGCCAACCAGGTATGGGTAAAACAACACTTGCATTAAGTGCTCCTAATCCTGTATTGTTTGATTACGACGGTGGTATTCACCGTGTAAATGCAGCTCATCGTGTCCCTACTGTCCAAATAACCAGTTGGGAAGAAACGAATGAAGTATTATCCTCCGAGGAAATAAAAGAATTCGATACTATTGTTATTGATACAGCGGGCAAAATGCTTTCTTTCATGGATAAATTCATTATGCAAACCAATCCTAAAATGAAGAAAGCGGATGGAACATTGTCTCTTCAAGGGTATGGAGTTCGGAAAAATATGTTCATTAATTTTGTGAATCAGGTTTCTCTTATGGGAAAATCTGTGATATTCGTAGCTCATGAGCGTGAAGAAAAGAATGGGGATGATAAACAGATTCGTCCAGAAATTGGTGGTTCATCTGCAGGAGATTTAATAAAAGAACTTGATCTGGTCGGGTATATGGAAGCTATAGGAAAAGATCGAACTATATCTTTTGATCCATGTGAAAAGTTTTATGGTAAAAATACTTGTAATCTTCCATCACGTATAAAAATACCTGTCATTATTGATTCTTCCGGGCAAATAACAGGAAAGAATGATTTTATGACAAATGTTATTCTTACATATAAGGAGTATCAAGCAAAACAAACTGAATTATCATCTGTATATGATACAGTGGTTGATGCAATCCGTGATACTGTGGAGCAGGTTACAGACCAGGTTTCCGCCAATGAAGCAAGAACGGCTATCTTAAATATGACACATGTCTTTGATAGTAAATTACGTGGTAGTATCCTACTTAATGAAAAATGTAAGAAACTAGGTTTGAAATTTAACAAAGCATCGAATCTATATGAACCTGCGGCCTAAGTATAAACTATATCCGACGCTACTTGATAAATTCACTCAATATCTAAGAGTAGACGAACAAGTTGAAAGTTTTTGGAATATTGATGCTGAAACAGGAGAATATAAGAAGAGCCCGGAACAGATAGAGGAAGAACTAAAACAAAGCCTATTAGATGCCATAAATCGTGTTCCCTTTGAAAGTGAAGCATCAGATAAGGGTACGGCTTTTAATGCCATCATAGATTGTTATATTCATAAGAAAAACCATATTCCTAATGAGCGTGAACCATATACTATAATTGGAGATAAAGAAACCAATATTATTCAGGTTGATTTTCCTGCCACAGATATATCTCCAGAAAGACATTTCCTCTTTGATAGGATCTGGTGTATTGAACAGTCGGAATATTTTGCTAACGCCTTGTCTCAAGTATTGGTTTCTGCAATACTTCCCACCTGTTATGGAGAAGTGGAATTATATGGATATATAGATGAGTTAATAAGGGATGTTGTTTATGATATTAAATCTACCTCTAATTATCAATTTGGAAAGTATGAACATGGATGGCAAAGACATGTATATCCATATTGTTTAATTGCATCCGGTCAAATGGATAATATTAAGGCTTTTGAATATACTGCTTTCCATTTAAAAGGCGGAACTAGTCGGAATCCCCTGATAACCGGTGTTCGTTATCCTGAATATTATACATATAATCATGAGCAGACAGTTAAGTTGCTTACCGCTCATGTTGAACGGTTTATAGAATTCATAGAGGAAAATCGGGACTATATTATAGATAAAAAAATATTTGGTTTGGAATGATTTTCGATTTGAAGAATGAATATCAAATACCCAAGTTCAAAGAGTATGTAAACAAGCTGTTTAGTGAACGTGCGGTGGTGGAAGTGAAAAAGAAACTTCCTAACCGCACGCTTGCCCAAAACAGCTACTTACATCTTCTTTTAGGATATTTCGGTAGTGAGTACGGTTGTAGCCTTGACGAAGCCAAAATTGACTTCTATAAGAGAACTTGCAACCGTGATTTGTTTGAACGCAAAACGATCAACAAGAAAGGTGAAGAAGTAACTTATTTACGCAGTTCGGCAGAACTGACAACAGGGGAAATGACTTTATCTATTGAGCGTTTTCGTAATTGGAGCACGGCACAGGCAGATATTTATCTACCGGCTGCTAATGAACATCAAATGTTGGTATATGCCCAGCAAGAAATTGAACGTAACAAAGAATTTATTTAATCATTTTATTTTATGGACAAATTTTTAGGTCAAGAAATCCCCGAAAAGGATAGATGGCAGTTCTTACAGGACAATGCCGATGCAGTGGAAGAGATTGGCTATACTCACCGTTTTACACCGGATGAATTAGCGCAAAAGAAAGAATCTCTTGCTGAAACCTCAATTCAAATTAATGATATTGAGATTGAGAAAAAAGAAGCTATGGAAGCATTTAAGGCTGAATTAAAGCCTTTAAATGAAAGAAAACAGGAACTTCTTGAAAACATAAAGAAGGGCTCTGAATATGTTGAAAATGAAGAGTGTGTGAAAATTCTCTATCATGAAGAAAAGATGGCCGGGTATTACAACAAACTTGGTGAGCTGGTTTATTCCCGTCCTATCATGCCGCAGGAAATGCAAAGAACAATTTTTAATATTAACCGTAAAACAGGAACAGAATCATGAGCGAAAACAAATTAAACGTGGTTGTACCGAAAGATTATAATGGCACGCCTATTGAAGTAGTATTGAGAGAGGGTGAAGCACCCGTAGTACTCGACCCAAAAGAACCGGAAAGAGTAGTTATCAGTGGGACTATCGACACTCCTTTCAGATGGTTGGAAAAGCGCATTGAATTAATCAACCAGAAAGCGTCGAACATCATTGTAAACCGTGATGTGATGGGGATAGCATTGACGGTTGACGAAACGAACTATTACCAATCAGACATCAGAGGTGAACTGAAAACCTCCAAAGAAATGATGGAGTTCGGCATCAATACCGAAAAGAAATGGGAACCTATTAAGTTGTCCAAGTTCTTAAAGATGCACCGTGCTTTCTTTACCGATAAATCGCAAAATATGATGCTTGTTTCTACTTTGAAAAACTTCAAGGCAAAAGTAAACCAAGACATCGAACGCAGTAAGGAGGAAAATGGCAGTAAGGTGGATAACTACTCACAGGTGGTTGATTCCAATCTTCCAAAATCTTTCAAACTAAACATCCCTCTTTTCAAAGGTTTTGCCTGTGAAGAGATAGAAGTCGAAATTTACGCTGATGTGGACGGTCGGGATGTTTCTTTATCTCTTGTGTCTGCCGGTGCGAATGAGGCCATCGAGGAATACAAGAATAAAGTCATTGATGAACAGTTGGAGCAGATCAGACAGATTGCACCGGATATTGTAATTATAGAAGTATAAGATGGTTGGTGGTATGGCGGAATTGGTAGACGCTGACAACTCTTAGTAGACTTGGTTACGATGTTATGAAAACTGGGCATCATTGTAAAACGAACCAATCCAGTGTTACACGGAAGATGTAGAAGATTGCCAAGCATTGCAGGTTCGAATCCTGCTGCCACCACAAACTAAAATTATAAACAATGCCGTATTACATTAAACGAACCAAAGCTAAGAAAAAAGACAAGCCTTTACCTCTGTTTGATAAAGCAGGGGTAACAGTAAAGAAGAAGCCGGATTTGAAAGCTAAACTTGATAAGGAGTTCTCTCTCTTTATCCGGCTTCGTGATTGTATGCCGAACGGATATTTTCGCTGTATCAGTTGCGGACAGATAAAACCGTTTGAGCAAGCCGATTGCGGGCACTACTTCAGTCGTACACATTTGGCGACACGGTTTGATGAGAATAACTGCCATGCCGAATGCCGTCACTGCAATAGGTTCAAAGCTGATCATCTGGAAGGATATCGGGTGAATCTGATAGCCAAAATCGGGCAACAGAAATTTGACTTGCTGAAAGTGAAAGCTGCTGGTACTTCTAAGATGTCAGATTTTGAGTACGAGCAACTAATTAAGTATTACAAAGCACTCAGTAAAAAACTACGAAAGGAGAAAGGAATATGAGTTTCGTACTTCGAGATTATCAACAACAAGCATCCGATAAAGCCGTAGCGTTCTTTAATGACAAACTAAAGAAAACCAACGCCATTATGGTTTTGCCGACTGGATCAGGCAAATCGCTTATCATTGCTGATATTGCCAACCGGTTAGACGGACATACCTTGGTGTTTCAGCCCTCGAAAGAAATTTTAGAGCAAAACTTCAAAAAGCTATGTTCATACGGTGTGCTTGATTGCTCCATCTATTCAGCCTCTTTCAACTCAAAGGAGATAAGCCGGATAACCTTTGCCACCATCGGCAGCGTAAAAGGACATCCCGAACTATTTGCACACTTCAAGAACGTGATAATAGATGAGTGTCACTTAGTGAATCCAAAGGAAGGAATGTACAAAGACTTTCTTTCTATATTGAAATGCAAGGTTCTTGGATTAACAGCTACGCCTTATCGGTTATCATCTAGTCGTAATTTCGGTTCTATGCTGAAATTCATCACCCGGACAAAGCCTCATGTTTTTTCAGAGGTCATTTACCATGTACAGGTATCAACCCTATTAGATATGGGCTACTTGGCGAAGCTAAACTATTATCCTATGAATCCTTCAGGATGGAATGAACTTAACCTGAAAGTAAATACCACCGGTGCCGACTATACGGATAAGTCAGTTCAAAGAGAATATGAACGGATAGACTTCTACGGTTATCTCGTCCATATTGTCCAAAGACTGATGAATCCCAAAGCAGGTGGTAAGAGAAAAGGCATTTTAGTATTTACTCGGTTCTTGAAAGAAGCAGAACGGTTAACGATGTCAATACCTGGTTGCGCTATTGTATCCGGTGACACTCCAAAAGCCACTCGTGAAATGATCCTCCAACATTTCAAAACAGGGGAAATACCAGTAGTGGCGAATGTCGGAGTATTGACTACGGGTTTTGATTATCCGGAACTTGACACTGTTGTTATGGCACGTCCTACGATGTCACTTGCTATGTGGTATCAGATAGTCGGTCGGGCTATCCGCCCCCATCCTTCCAAAGAATGTGGCTGGATTGTGGATTTATGTGGTAACATCAAACGTTTTGGCGAAGTCTCTGATTTACGGTTGTTTGATAGCGGTAATGGTAAATGGGTAGTTTGCTCTAAAGGAAGACAATTAACAAACGTGAGATTCTAACTATGGACGAAGGATTTTTGAGGCTAAGCCGCAGGTTTTTCTCGAATGAAATGTGGAAGGTAGCCCGTGAGTTTTCGGAGTGCGAAGCGTGGCTTGACTTGATTCAGTCAGCACGATTTGAGGCAACCGACAAGGCGTACAGCGAACTCATCGGAGGTCGGGAAATCTCTTATTCAAGAGGTCAATATCCAGCATCTATATCGTTTTTGATGAAGCGTTGGCAATGGTCTGAAAAGAAAGTACGCTATTTCCTTGCCAAACTGAAAAAGAGAGGCATGATAACGACTTGTAACAAACAAGGCATGACTGTGATAACTTTATGCAACTATGATGAGTATAATCCTGTCAAAGGCCAGGATGAGGACATAGGTAGGGGCATAGATAACAACAAAGAAATCAGTGAGTTAAACAATGCTTTGGGCGAGCTAAGGGCAGAGCTAAGGGCAACTGCTGAAAAAATGGCTAAAAAAATGGAAGAATTGGGGCAGGCTAGGGGCAATAAGAAGAAGAAAGATAAAGAAATAGATAATAATAATCCCCCCATACCCCCCGAGGGGGAGGGGATAAATATAAAATCTCGTTCTGTTTTTGAATCTTATGTGAAATCGACTTTTGACACAGATTACTATTGGACCGAGAAAGACGCTGGATCAATGAGTAAACTTCTTAAGAAGATTAGTTTTTCCCGGAATCAGAAAGGTATGCCTGTTGATGATGATTCTCTATTGTACGCTCTTCAAAGTTTGTTATCATCAATACACGATGATTGGATATTGAAGAATTTTAGCGTAGCTATAATTAACTCAAAATATAACGAAATTGTAAATCAAGCAAGAAATGGAAACAAGGATAAGGCCGGTAACTCCGATTCCGATAGGAAAGCTGTTATCCGCACAACTGCCACCTACAACATTGATAAATGACAAGAAGAGACGAGCAGAAGTGTTTGCTGAATGCTGCCGCTTTGTTTGTCCGGGATTTAAAGTTGAAGGGGCTTTTAGAAAGATAATGAATGATATATTTCTCTATGCAGAAGGTGATTCGGGGGCTGGGAAAGGCCTTTTGCTAACAGGAGATTACGGGACCGGTAAATCAACTATAATGCAAATTCTAAATAAATACTTATGGTTTATTGGAGGACGTGATGCCGGGGATTATCCCATTGGAGGATTCAGAATTGATTCCGCCTCTTATGTTGCTACTGGGTTCTCGATGAAAGGACGGGATTATTTGGAGCTGTATACTTACAATGGTGGAATTCCTAGGACGATCTGTTTTGATGAATTAGGAAGGGAGCCCGTTCCTTCTAAGCATTTTGGCACGGAGTTGAATGTTATGCAGTATATTCTTCAATGTCGATATGAATTGAGATACGAGTGTAAAACTCATATAACGACCAATCTTTCTATAGAAGAGATTCAGGATCGATATGGTGCGTATATCGCTGATCGCATTAATGAAATGTTTAATGTAATCGAATTGAAAGGATCTTCCCGCAGATGAGAATACTCCTAAACATCCTCCTTCTCCTAGGAGTGAACATCTTATTTTACCTGGTGGTGTATGCGATAGCAGACTACCTGATGGATAATATTAATTAAACCTTGCAAGTTCTTGAAGGATTATCAAGGATTTGCGAAAGACAATTAGATAACGAATAACTATAAAGAAACATCTATGCTTAAAACAGACAACTTCTTTGTTCAATTTGAAATAGACAACGTTTTATTCACAGAGACCTTCAGATTAGCTTACCGGACAGAGGAATATAAAAAATATTGGCTTGATGGCATTCTCGACAAATCGCATTGTCATTATCAACAAGCTCAAATGGAAGCTGCAAAGGCTTTGGGTGAACGTAAGAGATGTATTAAGATAGTTACTCTGTTTAAAACAGTAGAAGGTTAACGTAAAACAATTTAGAAAGGAATTAATATGGAAGGAGATTTATATGCAGTATGCGAACTAACGCCTGAACAACAAAGAGCTTTTAATAGACTAAAAAAGGCGTATAAAGACTGTGAAAAGGCAGGAATTTACTTTGCTAACAATTACGGTGATTTGATGGCTTTTAATAAAAAACTTGTGGCAGGATATGGAGATATGATGATGCATGCCGATGGAGAATATGAGGTAGTACTTGATTCTGGTTGTCCTGCTGAATCTATGCGAATTGCTAATGAATGGGCTGATGATACTCATGTATTAGGTTTAACTAAAAAAGGCATGAAATTATATTTGCAGGAAGAAGATTAATTCAATAAAAGATAGATATGAGCATAAAGATAAGTAAAGAGGCGTATGAGAAACTAATCAAGGAAGATTTAGACTTTCTCAATGAACATTGTCCGGAGAGCTTGGAATTAGATCATATTAAAGCAATTATTCGCAGTTCCATCGACTGGAATTATCCGAAAAAGGCTAAGAACATGTGCGTTAAAGATAAAACAAAGGTTTGCAATTTATGTCATGAATGCGATGTAGATGTGCTGAATCCGAGCTATTAATTGATATATAAGGGAGGAAATAAATGAAGAAGGTAACAAATATCACTACTGTTTTCAGATGTCTTAAGCCATATAGGAACTGGTATAATATTATGAGCCAAGATGGTTTCTATGATATTAACGTCATCATTGTCGGCAAATTAGAGCTATTAAAGCTAATTATAGCTTTGATAAAACTATTTATTTTCAACAAAAGTACTGTCATTAAAAGATACAGAAAGGAGGATTAACTATGGGATTTACAACAGCAGCGTTTATTAGACGCAATACACCGGAGCTTAGGAAGAAGTTGGAGGAGTTGGGATATAACTGTTCTTCATTAAGACGTGATAGGTCTTGTTTGTGTACAGCTGCCTATCTTAATGTTTATCATTCTATACACCCTGAATGGCTAGACAATGAAGATATTCGTAAAACTAATGATATTGATTGCGGAACTAACGAAGAACTTTTCTTGGCAATAGCCGCATTGAGGGATGATACTGATGATTCACAATGGTTTGTAACAGATTCACCGCTTAGCGTTTCTTATGATGATACTGTGGGTAACGACCATTATTTCATAGAACCAAAAGGCAGTATGTTCTTTTGGGATATAAACTGGATGAATGCAACAATCATTTCAGGTAATTTCCATAAGGCTACTGTAGAAGAGCTAATAGAACACTTTAAAGGAAAGGAGGAATAAAATGGAAGATAAATTTATAACGATAAACACTTTGAATATATTATTGCAAAAAGGCTTTAACTATTATCATTTCCCAACACAATCATTAGCCCAGAAATGGCTTCGTGAAACAAATAACCTACATATTTCCATCATTAGAAACGCTTGCGGTTATAGCTATGATATATGCAAAGCTGACAATGGAACTCATATAACCGATGGAATATTTAAAGGTCCTAACGATGGTGGTCAGTGGGACACCTACGAAGAAGCATTGGAAGCTGGAATACAGAAAGCAATTGAACTAATATAAAATACAAAATTATGAAACCATTTGATTTAGAAAAAGCAAAAGCAGGTGCGCCTCTATGCACAAGAGAAGGATTTAGAGCTAGAATTATATGTTTTGATGCAGATAACGATAGATTCCCTATTGTTGCTCTACTTAAAAGCGATAATGGCAAAGAATATCCCGCTTCTTTTACTAAAGAAGGACGATTTTCTGATGGGGAAGTAGACTCCTCAAATGATTTATTAATGGAGGGAATAAAGAAAGAAGGATGGATAAATATATATGAAACATTCATGGAAAGATGTATTGGAGCGGTTCACAAATCAAAAGAAGAAGCCATGCGTGTGAAAGTCAATGGAAAAGGTGTTACATACAAAGCTACGGTTAGAGTAGAATGGGAGGAATAATCATGAAGAAAATAATGTTCAATGATAAATTCAGCTTAACCCAAGCCGTATTGGATGGTCGAAAGACTATGACGAGACGTATTTCGGAAGACCAAATACGCAACAGTGTCTTTTGTAAGAGTGGTTATGAAAGCATCCATGGGCATGAAATAAAGCCTAAATACGAAGTTGGCGAAATCGTTGCCATTGCGCAAAGCTACAAGGATTCAGGCTATTACCCAGACTCATTAGATAGACATCCGAAAGATTTGAGTATTCGCGGTCTTATGAAGGATTCCGCAGGATGGAATAACAAAATGTTCGTTAAGTCGTATGCTTGTAAGTATCACATAAAGATAACCAATGTAAAAGTAGAGCGTTTGCAAGATATATCCGATGAAGATTGCTTGAAAGAAGGAATTGTTAGGCAAGAGGTAATATCTGATGAATCCCCTTTCCTTTATGCTTATGATGCTTTTTTGAACGGAGATAATAAATACTTTGCTTCTCGCTGGTTTAAGACCCCCAAAGAAGCCTTTGCTGTCCTGATAAATAAAGTTTCCGGCAAAGGCATATGGGAAAGTAATCCGTTTGTATTTGCTTACGAATTCAGATTAACAGACTAAGCAACTGTTACTCAATAAGTTAAACAAAGTTTAAGTAAAAGTTTTTAGATTGTTTTATTTTGGTTAATTCATTGATAATGAGTATCTTTACAATACTAAAAGAAACCAATAATACTAACAATTAAAAGATAAGAGCAATGAAAACTTCAGAATTTAAGAAAGGACAATCTGTTATAGTTACTACAAAAAACGGTAATGTAAAAGGAGTAATATCAAATGTTGATACAAACATTTGTACTTGGGAAACAGAATATTCTGTTGACTATCTAAAAAACGGTAAGACATGGACGATGATTGGGGTTCCTGCAAGAGCGATAGATTTAGCATAAGTTTAACCAACAGCGCGAAAGCCCTATATAACACATAAGAGCAATGAACACATATTACAAATTTGCGCCAAACGTATTTTTGGCAAAGTGCGAAGAGAAGCACGAAAGAGGCGAAGAAATTCTAGTTACAACCAAGTATGGCAAAGAAAATGCTTGCATAGTTTTTAATCTGATAGCCGAAAAAAGTGGCTTTTACTACTATTCCATCGTCAGAGCAGATGGTTTCAATGTACAAGAATGGGCAAGGCAAAGAGCGGAACGCAGGCATGAATGGGCATTATCAGCAGCACAAAAGAGCGATGAATATTTTCAGAAATCAAACAAACATCGCGATTTCCTTTCTTTGGGTGAGCCGATCAAAGTAGGACACCATAGCGAACGAGGACATCGTAAAATGATAGATGACGCCTGGAATAATATGGGGAAAAGCGTCGAGCTTAGTGATAAAGCTGCCGAACATGAAAGAGTAGCCAAGTACTGGGAAAAACGCGCTGAAACGATCAATCTTTCTATGCCGGAAAGTATTGACTTCTACGAACACAAGTTGGAACAAGCGAAAGAATACCATGAAGGTGTGATGTCCGGAAAATATCCACGTAGTCACTCTTACGCCCTCACTTATGCCAAAAAGGAAGTGAATGAGTTGCAAAAAAAATATGATCTGGCTAAAAAGTTATGGGGAGATGAAAAATAAAAATATACTAGTACTAGCCGGTATTAAATTCAGATCAGATGAAATAGAACAAGAACTAGCAAAAGGCAATAAGTTTATTGTCAAATGGAAAACAATCTGGGAAATATGTTATTCACAAGCTCAAAGACAATACTACGCTATAAAAGTGTACACATCAGAAGACAGTTATGTTTCTAAGGGACGCTTTTATTTTGTAAATGCTAGTAGAGCAAATGAAATGATTGGATCGGAAATACTCATAGATTAATGGAAACGAAAACCAAGAAAGCTATTTCACTACTCCAGTGCGGTGATTTTAAAGCCGCACTAGCAATTTTCTCCACCTTTCGCATAGGATTTACCAAAGAAGAGCAAAGAACCTTAAAAATAGCAAGTGAAAGCCTTTCCGGAAAAGGCTCGTTCTATCGTCAACTTGGAATTGACATCGACAAGGAGATAGAGAAAAGCAAGTCTATTATTACATCGAAGTACTTGAAAATGAAATAGTTAAACAAAGTTTAAGCCATGCATATTTCTAATTTAACTTATTGGTAATCAATATATTATTTGTATCTTTACATATCAAAAATAACAAATTAATCAATAAGAGCAATGAAGATTACACAAGAAACAATTAGCAAATTAAATGAACTTGGTTACAATGTTTGGGCAGATGATAAGTACGGTTTTGTCGATATGAACGATTATAATAGTGCTACCCACATAGGTATAGGAACAAAAAGTCACTCGGATGACTGGTTCTGCAAGTCGTTTAAAACTCCAAAGGAAAAAGAAGTCACTGTTGAATGGGTGCTTGATAAAATCAGTAAAGAGAATAGATATAAAAGTTTGTACGAATATCTTCAAAAGATAGCAGATAAACATAGTATTAGCATATATCCTGCATCTTATGGTATAGGAGTTGCTTCTTTGTTCAATCGAAGTAAGGACATTGAAATGGTTTCTAATAAACTTCATTCTTTGGGCTTAAAATTTAAAAATGAATTGTCGCAAGGTGGTTGGGTTTATCGTTTCATTGTAAGTAAGGATAGTGAAAACATGAGAGTTCTTGAATCACTTAAATCAGCATAATATGAGCAAGATAGAACAAATGACATCCGAGCTTAACCAGATATTACACTCTAATACCTACCAGTTTGAGATTGATACAGAAGATATCGTTTTTGGATTCAAGAGCACCATAAGAACGCGTACGAAAAATTTAGCAAAAGCGTTTAAGCTTGAACAAAAGGTAACAAGGGACTGCGGGCGTTTCCTGTCCGACACCGTTAGAATCGTATCTGTAAGAATATACAAGAACGGTGAGTTGAGAAAAGAACTTCATGCTAAAGAAATAACAGCAACGTATAACGGATAAAATATAGAGCAATGAAAACATTGAGTAAATTAACAAGCAAAGAAAGTTTTGCAATTCTTCATGAAATAGAGAAAAGAGAGTGCCCATCGGACGAAAAAGACTTTTTCAAATGGAGACAAGAAAAAGATAAAGAACGAATGGAAGCTATTAAGAACCTTATACCAGAGCTTGGTCTAGGCTGTACAATTTGCTATTACTCTGATAAACGCGCAGCTACAGTAACAAAAATAATTTCTCCTTGCAAAATTGAAGTCACTTGTAACCAGACGAGATGCATTGACTATTACGATGGGAAATATGAAATTCTACCAGAACTTGAAGGGGAAGAAAAAGTGTTTACCAAAAGAAGAAATGGATATTGGGTTATGGAAGGACAACCGTATAAAGATGGAGTATTATTGATGCTCCATTATCAGAGCCATTATATCGACCCTTCATTTTAATATAAACAACGGTAAAAGTGTAAATTATGAATGATTACAAAAACAGATTCAAGCGTATGGATTGCAATAAAAAAACAATCCAAACAAAAAAAATGACTATTCGAGGAGTTGAAATCTCAAATATCCAAAAAGAAGACGTCCTCGATTTTTGTGAAATCAAAGGTGTTTCACCAGAATATCTTGTTCTTAAATTAATTGAGAATATTGATTAACCCTACTTTTATAAAACATAGAGCGATGAAAACAACAGTAAAAGTGTATTTAAAAGACGAACAAGGCAATAAAGATTGGTTCGTCACTCCTATCAACCTACCAGAGGAAGAAGCTCACATGTACTATCTTGGCAAAACATTCAATATGGGATGCGAAACAGACCACATGATGAGGTGCTATAAAGTTGAGACAATAAAATTATCAAATTAGACAAATTTATGACTAAAAGTGATTGAAATTACGCCACTTTTTTGTATCTTTACACCATAAAATTAAAGCAATGAGGATTTATACATCATATTTTGGAAATTACAGAAAACTGGCAGCAGCGAACATCAAAATGATATGTGTCGCTTTAGGCAGACCAAAATTTTATAACGCACCTCAAATTATAGAGGTTGCACCAAGAAGATATATGTTAGATGACAAATGGACTTATGAAGAGTACACGAGTATGTATTTGAATGATGTTCTTGCAAAAGTCAATCCGCAAGAATTGATTCAAACTATCCAACGACACAGTGAAGGTAAAGATGTCGCTCTCTGCTGTTACGAAAAACCGGGTGATTTCTGCCATCGTCATATTTTGGCAAAGTGGCTTACTGAAAAAACTGGTATTGAAATAACAGAGTTCGGAGTAGTTGAGAAGAAAGAACCTAAGTATGAACAAGCTAGTTTGTTCTAAAGATATGTGTGAGGCTTTTTATGGTTATGGATACACACGTCAATTGAAAACGGAAACCATTGGCTGCTTGGAATATACAAGCATTTGCGGAAATAGCTCATCGGTAGAGCGTTGGCATTCCAGCCAAAGAGTGGGGTTCGATTCCCTGTTTCCGCTCTAATGCCGTTAAACTCGGCTCGTTGATTGATGTTGTGTAAAGTAAGCGACAAGGTTCGATTCCTTGCATTTAGTTGGTACTGCAAACAATCTGACAGCGTGGAAAGACACGCAAATTTGGTAGTATGGCGGAATTGGTAGACGCTGACAACTCTTAGTAGACTTGGTTACGATGTTATGAAAACTGGGCATCATTATAAAACGAACCAATCCAGTGTTACACGGAAGATGTAGAAGATTGCCAAGCATTGCAGGTTCGAGTCCTGCTGCTACCTCAACCCTTATAGTAGCGATAAGCAAAAGCAAGAACATTAAAGCTTGTGCAGTTTACGGGGTGATGGAAATTGCCATCTGACACGACTGTAAAGAAGCCGAATAGATTGCATAAGTGTTCTTGCAAGTAGCTTGAAAAATGATGGATTTGTGTTTAGGCCTGTCGGGAATACGCTCGGCAGGCATTTAACGCAAAATGTATATGAAGTTATATACAACCTAAATATATGGACGAAAAAGGACTAATAAGAGCATGTGAAAACTCCGGCTGCGGTTGGAAGTGTTGTTCGTTCGGATCGGACGGGCATATTGTAATCTTGCCCCATGAATTTGAAGGGCATGAAAAAGAAATCTCCCATTTACAGATTATAGATGATGATTACTTTGGCGGTAAAAAGGTAAAATGTATCGCTAAAGACTGTAAATCATGTGATAATGGCTACAAACCTATCATGTGTAGAACTTATCCTTTGTGGGTAAAGTCGGTAAAGAAAGGTCTTGTTTTCCGTAGCGGTAAATGTCCGTTGAAAAATGAGCAACTTGCTAAGCATAAGGAATTTGTATTAGACATTTTCGACAATTATAGAAAAGCATTATTGCCTAAAGTCGATATAGACACATTCCTTTCTAAAGCATGGATTGACCGTTACGAACCATTGTTCCCGACGCATAAAGGCAGCATAGAATACAATATGCAAGTGAAAGCTTTATCTATGTCTGACATTACTACCATAGAAGAAATTGAGCAAAAGTTGCTCTCTGATCCTGATACGTGTTTCGCTTCGGAACCGGAAGATATAGTCAAGTGCTTGCAATCTGGTTGCAGTTACGGATTATTGACAAATGATAAGCTGGTTGCTTATTCGCTTGCATATTTCACTGAATACGGTACTGCCTACGTAGATAAATGTTTCGTTCGTTCAGATTATAGGGGTAATAGCTTTCAGTACATTCTACTCAATGCTAATCTTGCAAAATTGGTTTCAAACGGTGCACAAGAGGTATTTGCCATGACCTCACCCAAAAATGAAGCAAGTATCAAGAGTTTTACCAATGCCGGGTTCTCGTTCAAACGTGATATCAAATACAAAGGGATTGAACGTTTAATCTTAAAGTGGGAGCTATGAAAGTTATTGTCTATACCAAGAATATAATAGAGAACATTGAAAAGGCGCAATCGTTTGTTAATGTTCCCATTTCATTAATGTTTAAGGACTTCTATGAAGATATTCATGAGCATATAGCGGATAAAATAAGAAATAAGATTTTCGGGTTACATTTGAAAGATAGCGTATGTTATTCTATTGGGAAAGCGACAAAAGATAATATAGGTGCAGTAGTAACATCATTTGCTGACTCTTGGAAATATCTCACTATTAATGGAGAGGGTTGCCAAGGAATACACAACTACTACATTCCAATTGACGCTTACGATAACAGAGAAGGTTTAAGCATTTATGAAGCAAGCAAACTAGCTAACGAAATAAGGATGCTTTCAGATGCTCATATATACGGTATGATTACTTCCGGTTGCCTCAATGACAAATACCCGCCAATGTCGCGATTATACGACATCTGGGACAACCTAAAAGGATATATTGAATCCATCAGTTTAGGAGGAAGTTTTTGGCTCGGACAGTATGACAAACTTCCAAACTTCATAAGTGATGTGCGAATAGGAGAATATATGCTGTTTGGCACTATTCCATATTGCAATAATGAAGAGAAAAAAGGCTTTAATGGGATAGAACTACAAACAAGAATAATAGGCATCTATCCAGAGCGTAATCAACTCATTCTCGATTGCGGTTATTCAATGGCGGACATGGCTAAATGCAGAATTCCCTATTATACCAATTTGAAGTATGTAGATAGCTCCAGCGAATATACAATAATGCAATGTGACCATGTTTCGGATTATCACATTGGTGATGTGGTTCGTTTTGTCCCTGATTATAAATCATTAGTCAAGTTGAGATATGCAGAACACGAATATAGATAAACCGTGGATTGACTATATAGCCAATCGCACATTTGGCATGGAACTGGAGTTCGCTGATGGTGATAAAGAGCACATTCCTCTTCCATCGGGTTACAAGTGGACGGATAACAAGCTAACCATGATGAATAACTCGGATGGATCGGCAGTTACGCATCACGGTCAATTTGGCGGGGAAATAAACACACGCCCATACCATTATTGTATAGAAGATTTGCAGGAGTTGAAGAATTTTATTCAGACCATGAGAGATGCAGGAAGTTATCTCATGTGGAATGAAGGTTTTGATGCACATCTATACATCAAAGATATGGACTTGAATGTTATCAAACGTTTGTTTGCCCTCTCCTACTACACCGCTTATCCAATCAAACGAATATTTGACATTGCCGAGTGGTGGGAAACAAAATATCTCGTACCCAGTCCACCTTGGGATGTTGTAAAACGAGTTCTTGAAGCAGATAATATTGAGAATTTACTGAAAGTTTTTAGTAATGGGTCAGATAGAGGACATATCCGGTACTGGCTCAACTTATGTTCTATTGAAAAGATAGGAACAGCAGAATTCCGTATCTTCAATAGTTCATGGGACTTCGACAAGGTGCTGGAAACAATCAAATTCATGTATTCATTTGTAGAATATGCCTATCTACATGAAGACATGGAAGAGTATAAGCAACTCACCACTATTGACAAATGTCTTGAGACATTCCATATAGACTATTCCAAGGTTCCCCAAAGACATAAACCGTTACTTTGGGCAGCAGAACACTCGGACAATGTTACGATAGTAGGCTCCATGTTTAAGAAAACTAATCGTATGCTTTCCTTCATCAAGAAAGAAGCGGCCAAATTTGATATTGCTCATGTGGTAAACTCATACTATATGGATATAGAGCAAATACTTACCAACCGTGAGATTAAGGTGTATACAAAGGAGTATTTTATCTACATGATGTATAAGGCAATCAAGGGAGAGATAAAAGAACTGCGTTTTAATGATGAATATGAGTTTCTGAATATCAAGTCTGAAAGTCCGGCTGAAATTATTGCCACTATCCATCTGTTCAATGCCATCAAGAAGCATAAGAACTCACAAGATATTTACCATAAGTCGCTTTATGACGATTTTATGGCAAAATTGGAGCATTACCATAAGAAGTATACGGAACGTTACCAAAAGCTCGTAGACAGCCTTAAAAGTAAGTCTATTGAAATATTTTATTGTGCTGATATATCAGATGCAATTCTTAACTGCAAAGAGAATGACATATTAATCTACCAGAATGAATTTCATTCCGGTATGAAAGCCACAAGCAACGCATTACAGCGTTTCTTATTGGATGATTTTGGATCTCAAGAACGAACTAAAACGAAATATGCAGAAATAGATGAAGAACAAGTTAATTACATGGCTCTCTCGCAGCATGGATTTATGGGCAGAAGAGAGGTATTCAAAGACCAACGCACATATATTTGGTCTAATGTGGTAGAAAGTGGAGACAGCAGTTTTAACAAGCGGACTATCATCCCTCTAAAATATAAACGGTTGCCAGACGATTACGTACTTACAAATAATAGCAAACTCCGGTTTGTTCGTGCTTCTATGGCAGAAATTGATTATCTGCGCATGATTTACTTGAAGAAAGGCATCATACTCGGATCAGCTCCGTTCTGTTATTTGTGGTTCTTGGATGATTACGTGTTCGGAGCTTGTATGTTTGACTTCCTGAAGGTCAGCAAATACGGCATGGATGCAGTTTGGATGAAATCGGATTTTGTCATAGACCACCCTCTGCCTAAGTTGAGCCGATTGCTAATAATGGGCGTTCTTTCATCAGAATTTAAATCAGAACTGGATATAAGATATAAACATCAATGTGGTGTTATTGCTACTTCCGTGTTCACCGATAAACCTGTAAGTATGAAATATCGTGGTGTATTCAAATTACATGAACGTTGCGTTGGTAAACTCCATTACATACAAGATGCAGGTATTCGTGGCAACTTAGATGATATTTTAAAAACATTTGTAGAAAAATACAGTGATGAACCAAGAAAGGAATAATATATGGGAAAATTCAAGATAGCAGAAGTACAGTTGTCTGATATTAAACTAGTTAAAAAAAATGCACATTTCATGCAGCAAGACACGTTTAATGCATTAGTAAATAACATACGTAGAGACGGACAACTTTCATCCGTTCCGTTTTGTGTGAAACATCCGGATGGCACATATACAGTAGTAAGTGGAAATCATCGTACACAAGCTGCAAAAATGGCAGGTCTTACCTCTATCCATGTCATGTATATAGATGAAGAGGAGACAAATAATGACTGGTTACTTGCTACGCAGTTAAGCCACAACAGTATTGTCGGTCAAGACGATGCAGAAATTTTAAAGCAATTACTTGATGAAATAACGGATGTCGCACTGAAAGAGTATGCTCATATCAGTAATGAAGTACTAGAAAGCGTTAAAGACATCAACTATACAGTTGAAATGCCGAATAATGAAATTGTTCCAGTAACTCTTATGTTTGTAGATACACAGAAAGTCTCATTTGACAAATTAATGGAAACATTGGATTGCTATTCAGAAAAAGAACTTGGCAACCTTACTTTATTGGACATGGAAACAATGTATCGATTAAATGAAGTATCCGCAAAAGTTCAGGCGAAATACAAAATCAAAGCACAGGCTTTGAGTATATGCAAAATGTTGGAAATTGTGAATAATGTATTGGAGGGAAGTAAAAATGGCACAGAAGTACAGGCTTAATACAAGGCAAAAGAAAGCTAAGTTCTTAAAAGCATTGGAAGCAAGGATGCTGAATGTTACCGCAGCTTGTGAAGCTGTAGAAATCTCACGCTCCATTGCTTATAAATGGAAATCGAATGATCCAGATTTTGCTGAAAAATGGAAAGAAGTAGAAGAAAGTTTCTATGATAAGCTAGAAACGACAATGTTTGCTAAAGCTTTGACGGAACAAGATAACACCATGCTTATTTGGTTAAGTAAGACTAAAATGAAGCATCGCGGTTACGTTGAAAAAGTAGAGCAAGATTTGAATATTAATCCATTTGAGAAATTAATGCAAGAATTGCCAGACGATGAAGAATGAGCAAAGATAACAAGTCTATAAGATACATGAGAGCATGGCGGGAGGATTGGTGCAAATTCGCTCATGATGTTCTTCATTCAAGGTTAGACAAGGAACAGCAAGCCATTCTTCAATCCGTTCAGCATAATCCAATGACTGCTGTAGCTTCAGGCACGGCAAGGGGAAAGGATTATATTGCGGCTTGTGCATCTATGTGTTTTATGTATCTTACTCCACGTTGGAAAGAAGGTAAGTTAGTTAAGAATACCAAGATTGCCATGACAGCTCCTACAGCCCGTCAGGTTCAAAATATCATGATACCTGAAATATCCCGCTTATTTAGAAATGCAGGGTTCTTGCCCGGACGCTTATTGTCTTCCGGCATTAAAACTGATTACGAAGAGTGGTTTCTAACTGGGTTTAAAGCTGGTGACGACAATACAGAAGCATGGTCTGGTTTCCATGCTGTAAATACCATGTTTGTTGTTACTGAAGCTTCCGGTATATCAGAAGCGACTTACAACGCTATTGAGGGTAACTTACAGGGTAATTCTCGCTTTCTCATAGTGTTCAATCCTAATGTTACTACTGGTTACGCAGCTCGTGCCATGAAGTCTGACCGTTTTGCAAAATTCAGACTTAGCTCTCTAAATGCAGAAAATGTAGTAAAGAAGCAAATAGTAATACCCGGTCAAGTGGATTATGAATGGGTTAAGGACAAGGTGATAAATTGGTGCTCACCCATTCAGCGAACAGATTTCAACGAGGGAGAAGGCGATTTCAATTGGGAAGGTAAGCTATACCGACCTAACGACTTGTTTCGCGTCAAGGTACTTGGTATGTTCCCGAAAGTTTCTGAAGATGTGCTTATTCCTTATGAATGGATAGAAATAGCAAACAGGAATTGGCAGGAATTACAGGCAAGCGGTTTCACCCCAGCCAAATCTTGTAAGCTAGGTGTTGACGTTGCCGGTATGGGACGCGATAATAGTGTGCTTTGTCCGCGATACGGTAACTACGTTTCTCAATTTGAAGTTCATCAATCTGCCGGACGTGCGGATCACATGCACGTAGTAGGTATGACGATTCCCTACCTGAAGAAGAAAGGAGCAAAAGCGTTTATTGATACTATCGGTGAAGGAGCTGGAGTATATTCCAGGCTACTAGAAGAAGAGTATAGGAATGCTTTTTCTTGTAAATATTCCGAAGGTGCAGATGGCTTACACGATATTACTGGCGAATATGAATTTGCCAATATGAGAGCATACCTATATTGGGCTTTACGTGACTGGCTCAATCCTAAAAATGGTTTTGGAGCTGCTCTCCCACCCTGCGATCAACTAATGGAGGAAGCTACCGAAACCAAGTGGAAATTCCTTAGTAATGGAAAGATTATCATTGAGCCTAAAGAAGATGTCAAGAAACGTATCAAACGTTCTCCTGACTATATGGACGCATTAGCGAATACGTTTTATCCTAGAGATTACAACTTTATTAGTGATGAAGAGTTGCTCAAAGATTTTTTGTAGTTGTGTTTCTTTTAGTACCTTTGCGTTTGAAAACACTTCTTTTTGGTGTTTTCATTGCTCTTATGTGCGCTGGCTTGTGAAAGTCGGCGCCATTTTTGTTTTATAGCAAAAGTTAAATATTTGATTTTGAACGAATTACGCCTAAAATAATTGAATAAATATTTGGTTAACTCACTGATAATGAGTATCTTTACAATACTAAAAGAAACCAATAATACTAACAATTAAAACATAAGAGCAATGAAAAAAGAAGAATGGATGAATAAAGAAAAAGAGTTGCAAGCTAAATTTGATGAAGCCCAAGCTAAATTTGATGCAAATCCCTGTACGAAAACAGCAACAACACTCTCTAATGCAAGAGAAGAACTCAAAAAACATAATAGAAATGGATACGATGGCCGTGACAAAGAACATAGTCGAAGATTAGCTAAAGAAATAGCACAAATTTTCGCTTATGCAAATGGTCAATCAGAAACTCTTCCAGCTTTTTAATTCCGATATTACAATGAAACATTCAAAAGAACAAATAAAAGAAATTATGTTGTCCCTATACCAACAACTTGGTGGACATAAATTTGTAGTTATGACGGGTTCAGAATTTACCGGTTATATGGAAAATGAATCTGGCAACATGGAGCAGATTATTAAATTGAGCAGGAACAAATCTGGCGCGGATAAATTAATCGTCACTTATGAAGAAGGTAAGGATGTTTATTCTATGAGATTCATCAAATCCTCGAAATTCAACAAAAGGACCTTCTCTTTCTCTGAAACTGAAGAGATCTACTTTACGAGCGATATTTATTCTGAACAGTTGCAAGAAGTGTTTACACAAGTGACAGGTTTATATACTCATCTTTAAAACAGGTTTTAATGAAAGCAACAATTATCCAACAAAGAACAATAGAAAAATTTATCATGTCAGAGTTTGTACAAGGTAATTTGGATACGAAAGAACAAGTTAATTGTATGCTTCTTCTGATTCAGAAAAAACTGAATATGTCAGTAGAGCAAGCGAGTAACTTTATGAGAAATGCAATTGGTATCAACGCTTAAATATACGATTATGACAAAAGAACAATGGATTCACCATAAAAACGTAATGTGTGAAATTAGCCTAAATTTTCATTTTGCTTGGCTCGCCAACCCTAGCCCGTTGAGATCAAGATTGTACAATAACCACTGTAAAATGTTTTTCTATTAGCATACACGATTATGAAAGTATACAACTCGAATAGCGTATTAATAGCAGAAGGCTACTTAGTACCCAATCCTAATTTCATACCCAAAGGTGAATACAAAGAAACAGAATTGGATTGTCAAAAGAAGCAAGCTGATATGTTGATAACTTCAATTGATGGCAATTTCTATGAAATCAGTTTGCCTAAAAGTACTACACTCCGCCAGAAGATAAACAAAGACATACAAGGATATGGCAGAAACGTAAGAAGGTATAATGAAGATATAATTCATGTAACAGAAAAGGTCCTAAAGATTTTGCAAACTAAATATACTATAATGTGTGACTTTTAAAGATAGATATGACACAAAATCGGTTTAATATATTTGAAAAAGTACTCCTCCTTTATGGAGAATACGTCTTACTCAATCTTTATTCTTCTGCTAAAGTTATGGAAAGATATGAGGATTGCGCTATCATAAGAGATTTAATGAAGAAGTACAATATTGATGAACGTGATGATATACAAGATTGGCAGGCTGAATTATGGCGTTGTGGATATTCTGGTGAGATTGCTGTCGTTAATTTCCCTTATTACATGCATGAAGCTATCAAATTAGTTGGATATTTATAAATAAAAGTGATATAAATTACGCGACTTTTATTATATTTGCACCAAGTAAAAACGAATATTAAGTAATATTCTACTCAAATGGACGAAATCACCTCTATCTTAGACAGTACGCGGCCCGTTGATAACATAATCAACGATTTGAAAGAAAAGTCTGTAACAGTCCCCTCATGGGATAAACTTCTCAAAGACTACGAACCAACAGAACATGATATAGTATCTGACACAGTTACCCGTAAAGATAAGATCCGGTCTAATGGAGATACAGAAAAAGCTTCCCGTATCTACATCGGACTTGAAAAACTCCTCACCAAGCGAATGACTGAATTCATGTTCGCTATCCCGGTTAAACGTGTATATCACAATATAGAAGACAATGAAACCCGCCAAAGTATTGCGAAAGCGATTGAAGCGATATATAAGTATGCCCGTATTGACAGTGAGAATATTAAGCGAGGCAATGCTTACTTTGCTTCATGCGAAGTGTTCACCATTTGGTACACAGTTGAGAATCCCAACACTCTATACGGCTTTAAAAGTAAATATAAGCTAAAATGCAAAACCTACTCACCAATGGACGGTGTTAGCTTATACCCTCTACTTGATGAGCTTGGCGATATGATCGCAATGTCTTTTGAATACACAAAAAAGGTCAAAAATGAAGAAGTTACGTATTTCGAGACATACACGGCAAACATTCATTATAAATGGAAACAACAGGGAAACGGTTGGGAATTAGTTAAATCAGAGCCGGTCGTTATTCTGAAAATACCCGGAGTATACGTTTATCGTCCTGTTCCCATTTATCACGGTCTTTCCTATATCAGAAAAGAAATCGAATATACCCTTTCACGCAATAGCGATGTCATAGCATATAACTCCGCTCCTATCCTAAAAATAGCAGGTGGCATAAAAGGAGGAGAAGATAAAGGAGAAAGCCGTAGAGTTTACCGAGTAGAACAAAACGGGGACGTGTCCTATGTTTCATGGGCACAATCTATCGAGGCGTTAAAATATCATGTCGATACCCTTGTTAAGTTGTTCTGGTCACAATCACAAATGCCGGATATTTCCTTCGAAAACATGAAGTCTCTTGGCAATATCGGATTTGATGCAAGGCAGACTTTACTTACTGACGCTCATTTAAAGGTTGGAGATGAAAGTGGTGCATGGATAGAAGCATTTGAACGTGAATGTAGCGTAATCAAAGCTTTCCTGAAAATGATGAATGTTTCTTGGAAAAATGAAGTAGATAATGTTGAGATTGAGCACATCATAACTCCATTTATCCAAAATGATGAAAAGTCAGAAATAGAAAAATGGGTTACAGCAAGTGGTGGAAAAGCTGTTGTCAGCCAATTAGAAGCCATCAAGAACTTAGGTATCTCTACTGATCCACAAGAAACTCTTGCCCAAATCCAAAAAGAAGATGCAGATGCTTCCAGAAGCAGGATAAGCAATATATTCGAAGAACCGGAATAACAATCTAAAATATAAATATTATGGCAAAAACTGATGTACTAAAATTTAGTAAAGAAAAACAGGGCTATTCCTGTGAGTTTACTTCTGTTGGGAAATGTGTAATACAGATAGACAGAGAGAAGAGTGGCACACTTAGTATATACGCAAAGTTGGAAGGAATGGATTATGCGCTATTGTATCAATATCCTGCCGCTCAATTCAATGACAATATGATTTTTGAGCTTGACGTACAAAAGGGGCTTTCTATCAGGATGCTAAGTTCGGTGGGTGTCATGAGTGCAAAGATGGCCTATGAAGAGGAAGATGTTTAATTTGTAAATAAATATACTATCATGAAAAAGTACATTGGAACAAAACAGATTGAAGCCGAGCTGATGACATTGGGCGACTTCGTTCAAGAAACCGGTAAAAATCCCTATGGTAAGGACATTGAGAAGCATGAGGAAACAGAACAAGGTTATCATGTCCGTTATGAAGACGGATATGAAAGCTGGTCACCAAAGGATGTGTTTGAAAAGGCATACAAGGTAGCTGACTCTTTCCTTGACCGTTTGTATATTGAACATTCTGATTTGATAGAAAAGTTCGAGAAGTGTGCAGTATTTGTAGATTCCGAGAAATTCCGTGAAGCTATTAAGGAAGATTATCCTGCTTTCCTGCTCTCTTTGCAGCGTGAACTTATGGGACGATACTTGCAGGCTTTAAGCTGCCGTATCAACATTGCAACTAATATAACGGAAGATGTATCAATTAAAAGAATGTCTTTCGGTATCGCTATTCAGGCGTTGAAGTTTGGTCTTGCCATCCGTAGAGCTGGCTGGAACGGCAAAGGTCTGATGGTATTCAAGCAAGTACCAGCCCATATTGAAAGCGATACCATTCCCAAGATGCAGTCATTGCCTCAATCCGCAAAAGACCTTATTCTGAAAGGAAAAGGTTTTATCGACTATACAAGCCAATGCCTTATCTATAACGAGAATACGGGACGTGCTGATTCGTGGGTACCATCCATCAGTGATGTGTTTGCAGAAGACTGGGAAATTGTACAATAGCCTATCTGCCAAGCTGTAAAAAAGGTTAAAGCAGCGTAAGCAGATGTTTACGCTGCTGGCTTAAAACTTAAAATCATGAAGACAAAAATATCAAACTGGCTTATTAGATTAGCAGAAAAAATCAATCCACAAGAAAGATTGAGTAGTATTGAACGAGTTGATAACTACGAAGCAAAGAAGCTTGGTATCTGCCTTGCCCGAACTAAAAAAGAAATCAAGGATTACCGGAAAAAGAAGAAACTTGATGAAGGTTGGTCTAATCGAAAATCAGATGAAATGTTCATCAAGGAAGTTAAAGATGAAATTCGCCAATCAATTGTAAGCTCAATCAACCAGAGGGGGCTAATAGAATACTCCGTTGAAAAAGTTGGTGATGAACTCCATGTTACCGGTGAAATCAAAGTATATATAAAAAAAGAATAATATGCAGGTTCCTATAGATAACATAACTTTTAGCGAAAGTGAATATCATCGTGGAGACAAGATCTGGAAAGCTCAAACGCTCTACGATTTTGCCAAGGCAAAGGAATACCCAGTGCTTGATATGCCGCTATGGAATATAGACCTTACAGCTGAACCATTTGAATGTAATCAGCTTCACAGTTTCATTTTTCAATGCAAACGGGTGAATCAATGTTCTCTTGAATATCCTATTATCCTTGACGAAGTAGGTCAAATTGCTGATGGCTACCATCGTTTATGTAAAGCGATATTGGAGGGAAAGGAAACAATTAAAGCTATCCGATTATTGGAGATGCCAGCACCTGATAGAATTTCGGAGGAATAAATATGAAAAAGCATACTAGAGTAGTCACAGTGGAATACATAGTACAGGATTGTCCTATCTGTGGTAAGATTATAGTAAAACACCACCTCTACCCTACCGACGACAAGGATAAGAAAAAGCAAATGAAATAATGGCAAAACCCAAGATTCCAAATCAGAAAAAGAAGTACCAAGAACTCAACGGGAGATTAAACAGATATGTAGCCCTCGTTGAGCAAATATACGATACCCTGAATTTGGAAGCTGCCAAAGCCGTTTCACGTACTAAATATTCCCCTGATAGCGATAAGCCGTTTAAATGGTCTGACTACCCTCAAACTAAAAAGCAAATTGACGATATACAGAAGCACTTTGTAGAGGATATAAATGCAACTATCTATCGCGGTATTACCGAAGAATGGAAGAATAGTAATGAAGCGCAGGATTTAATAGCAAACAAAGTACTAAAAGCATATAACGCCCAAGTTGACAAAGAAAAATATAAAATACTATATCAAACAAATTCAGATGCTTTGAAAGCATTCCAGAACCGAAAAGATAAAGGATTCAATATATCTGCAAAACTCTGGCAGCAATCTATGATCTACAAAGAAGAACTGGAGGCTGCAATCTCATGCGCTATTCAAAAAGGAACCAGCGCTGTTACGTTGAGTAAGCAAATAAGTAAGTATCTTCTTGATTTCCCGTTACTGCAAAAAGATTACAAAGACAGATATGGCAGTGCTGAACATATACAAGATTGTGAGTATCGTTCCATACGTCTAGCTCGTTCAGAAATAAACATGGCTTATAGAACAGCCGAAAACGAAAGATGGAAACAAATGGATTTCGTAGTCGGATATGAAATAAAACTAAGTTCTTCTCATCATAGTCGTATGCCACATGGAGACATTTGTGACACACTTGCCGGTAAATATCCTAAAGACTTCACCTGGACAGGATGGCATCCGAATGATTTATGTTATAAAGTTCCTATCCTCAAAACAGAAGAAGAATTCTGGGAATGGGATGGACGAAGCGATGTTTCCACAGAAAGTATAAATGAAGTAAAGGATGTTCCTGACGAATTCAAAAAATGGGTACTCGAAAACCATCAAAAGATCGAGAAAGCCCAGAAAAGAAACACCCTACCTTATTTTTTGAGAGATAACAAATCAATTGTTCAAAATATAAATACCGAGAATTCAGCTAAAGAGCTTGTTAATCGTGCTTCTTTAGTCGGGAATGAGGTACAAAGTTTAGCGGAATCCATAGCTAAAAAGAATAAAGGATTTGTAACGCCAATCAATTACAAAAGCATCTCATCAATAACAAGAAAGGTTACAACGGAAGGTATAACTCCATACGATATAAAAGACGCAGTTAGGACGACAATTATAGTCCCCAGATCACAAATAGATCAAGTATTAAACGAACTGTCTGAAAGCGATTCGTTTGTACGACTGAAAAGGCAAAAACCGGAATCCTTTATGGGATATAGTGGCAATATAGTCAATATCCAAACATCTAACGGATTAATTGCCGAAATTCAAGTTAATACAGAACGTATGATTTATGCCAAAGAAAAGCCGGAAGACGCAAAAAGAATTCTTGGAGAAAAACGTTGGAAAGAAATACAGAAGCAAACAGGTATGGAAGGAGGATTAGGACATAAATATTATGAAGAATGGCGAGTATTAGACAAAGCTGATAAAAAGGCACAAAAAATAGTTGAAAAATCAATTGAATATTATAGTCATTTCCAATAAAAATCACTATCTTTACATATAAAAATGAACCAAAAGGAATTATATAATAAATTACAGTCAGGTGAAACGGTTTATTTACTTGACGATTTTGAGGAAGCAGTTATCCGTTTACATCTCGATAACGGTCAAACAAAATCGTATATAAAACATCGTGGGCGTAACGAGATAGAAATTCCACAATCCAATGAAACAGTTTGTAATATAATTCTTGGCGGAAAAGAAATTTCAAAATCAGAATATGACAGATATTAGTACTTTATTAGAGAAAGCGCTTCATATAGCAACAGATGCGCATATTTATCAAGTTGACAAGGCAGGAATGCCTTATATACTTCATCCTATCCGCGTCGCAAATAAATGTTCTACAGATAACGAAAGGATTGTTGCTTTGCTGCATGATACGATAGAAGATACTGAAGTTACCGCTGATTTTTTACTAATGGGAGGATTCCCACAATATATTGTTGATGCTATTATTTCAGTTACTCGTAATAAAGGAGAAAGTTACGAAGATTTTATAAAACGTTCTAAGCTTAACCCTATAGGAAGACAAGTTAAATTGCATGACTTGGAAGACAACATGGATATAACACGTTTGAACGAACTTACAGAGAAAGATATTTACAGATTAAACAAATACCTAAAAGCATATAGATACCTAAAGGAATAGCCTAATTAAATGCCTTTCATTCAGGCAAATCCAAACATTTACTTTTTATATACTTTAACACTAAAAGTGATTGAGTTTACGCCACTTTTACTACTTTTGTATCAGATGCGTATGAAGACGTACGCCACAGAACTTGTCGTAAAAACTCATTGCTCTATTGTTTGGTAAAGTTCTAAGCGAATAGTCTGCTGGTATACGTACTTCGCAGACTATTTTAGTAACCAAAACATTGTACAATGGACAGAAAACAACAAGTGTTTCTAAAATTGAAACCGAAAGTGAAGGCATTCGGGTTCAATAAAAAGGAATTGATGAGTGTCGCTGCCAAGATTGCCGACAATCTAACTTCCACAGACGATGCCTCCGATGAGGACGTAAACGCAGAAATTGATACAGCTATTGATGCGGTTCTCCCCTACCTACAAGTCAGCCAGTCTTTTGCAAATCGAGTAATTGAAGAAAACCGCAAAAAGAATGACGACGACGATGAAACCGATGACGACGATGACGATGAGTCATCAAATTCCACTAATCGCCAACCGGGTTTAAACAAAAAGAATTCCCAAAACAAAGGAAAGAATGATGCCCCCGATTGGGCTAAAAGTATGATGCAAACCATTGAAGCTTTAACAGGCAAAATCTCCGCATTAGAGGGAGAAAAGCTAACAGCTTCTCGAAAATCAAAACTTGAAGCCCTTTTAAAAGATGCTGGTACATTCGGAACTCGCACATTGAAATCCTTCAATAAAATGAAGTTTGAAAATGATGAAGAGTTTGAAGAATTCTATTCCGAAGTTGAGGAAGATTTGAAATCTTACAACCAAGAACGTGCCGACGCAGGACTATCTAGTTTGGGGAATCCTCCAGGTGCAGGAAGTAAGAAACAAGAAAAAAATGAAGTATTAACTGATGAAGAGGTCATAGCAATAGCTAAAGGCCTTTAATCAAAAACAAATTAAAAATGGGTGCAAAAGCTGATTTAGTCAACGAACAAGAAACAATCCTAACCGGAATGGATTCGATTGTTATTCGTAACTATTTGGGCGGAATTATGAATGGCCGGACGTTAGACATGACTGGATTTAAGCAGTCTGTAATCAAAGCCGGGCACATCGTTATCCGCGATACAGAGAACGATACTTATAAGCCGATGCCTGTTAATTCTGCAGGTACAGCTTACGATTCATTACCATCCAATCATGAATATGTTGGCGTAGTTGTTTGTTCAAAACCTGCCGACAAACCATTTGTAGGCATTATGTATGCTGGTGAAGTTAATGATGTGGCAAGTCCTTATTCCGTTGACAGCATCAAAGCTGCATTAAAAACGGCATTGCCACAACTCGTTTTTTTACACGATTAAAAGGAGGTGAAAGATGAATGAATCATTGTTTATTGAATTTGTAAGAAGAATATGGCCTAAATTAAGCCTGTATGTGAAAGAAAAGATCAATGATACAAACAAGACATTGACCTATCTTCACAAAACGATGCTTACTAAAGTGTACTCCCCCGATCAGAAATGGGAAGGCACATCTGCCAATACTACGTATGTCGCTGCTGATATGGTGGCTATGGACTCTCCGCTTTCACCTAAAAAGCGAGATTCTATCGCACGGTCAAACGGAGAATTGCCTAAGATCGGAATTAAAAAGATTCTAAGAGAGACTCAAATTAATGCTATCAACATTATGAGAGCTCATTTATCTAACGCCAGCACGGATGCAGCTAAGAAATCTGTTCTTAACCGCATAATCACTCGTATGTTGGACGATGGAACAGCTTGCTCTATTGGTATTGATGAGAGAAATGAAGCAAATTTCCTTACAGGACTATCCGATGGTGTCATCATTGTTGAGGGTGACGATGATAAAAATACTGGTATAGGTCTCCGTGTTGATTATGGTTATTTACCAGAACATAGCTTTGGTGTTGTTACTACCGGTGAAGTTACAGGAGATGATATTAAAAGAGTTATAAGTAAAGCTAACGATGACGGTAACAGTATTTCAGTCATTATGCTGGCTTTATCTACATATAACAAAATGCGTCAATCTCAATGGGCTAAAGAACTAGCCGCAAATTATCGAGGTCAAACCTTTGATAATGATACTAAACTTCCGGTTCCTACATCTACTTTATTTGACGAAGCGTTTTCGGATCAATATGGTGGCATTTCGTTCTTAAAAGTTGACCGTTCTGTTACCTATGAGAAGAATGGGAAAAGGGTTTCTTATAAGCCGTGGAATGCAAACAAACTTATATTCCTCCCTTCCGCTGATAATGTAGGTTCTTTTGTATGGGGAACTTTGGCTGAAGCAACTAATCCCGTTAATGGAGTGGAATATACTACTATTGACGAATATAAGTTGATTAGCCGCTACTCTAAAACAGACCCATTGCAGGAATTTACAAACGGACAGGCTATCTGCTTACCGGTTATCGAAAACGTAGATCAAATCTATTCTTTGGATATACTGGAAGCCCAAACAGTAGACACAACAGAAGAAGAGAAAGATACTTCTGATGTTAAGATTACAATTTGGGGAGCAACTTACAAAAAGCCGGAGTTTGTGACGGAATATAACAAGATTGCAGGCAAGAACCTTACTTCCACCGTTTCCGATGGTAAGCTAATCGCAGCAGTCAACAGATTAAGTGACGCAGACGAAGAAGCATTGAAAAAGGCTGTTGAATCTCATAAAGCATCGTAAACCATGAAGACAATTCAGCAAGCCCTCATAGACGAAATACATTATCCGATCCCTATCGGTTTTATAGAGAATGTGATGATTAAACGTAATCTCAATGGTGATGATGAGTTTAATTACGACATAGCTCATTCTAACGAATATCAGGGAGCTCTAGCTGATTGTCTTTGGTCTTTGGTTCAGGCTATCAATTTCTCTGAAGCAGACAAGTCCTTCGGGGCTTTGTCTGATAAAGACAAAGAACGAATACTATTACGTGTTAACTCCATCTACAATACTATTGGTGAGCCTTCAGTAGAACTGGAAGCAAAACCAATGGTATATGTGGGTGATTGTTTGTTGTAGTATGGCAGTAGCAAATAGAAATCCACATCGTTTACAATACCTAGTGGCTGTACCTGGCTATGAAGATGAAAATGGAAATTATCATCCCGGTTCATCTGAATGGAAGGGCTCAATCCCTTGTGATGCAGTACCTTCCGGAAAGGCGGAAGAAAGGGAGTTTGAAGACGGTGTTGTAAGAAGCTATTCATATACGGTTTGTCTTCCAAGTAATTGTCAGACCTTTACTATTGGAGACAGGGTTAAAATAAATCTGCTCGGAGGAATTGAAAGAGAATTTGAAGTAAAAGGTTTCCATCGTTACCAACTTCAGTGTAAAATTTGGGTTTAAAATATGGGAATAAAATTATCCGGCAAGCTGGACGAAATACATAAGACTTTAATGAAAGAAGCAGAACGCGTAGAAACACTAACAATACGTGCTTTAGCTTATCTTGGAGAGCAATGTGTACGAAGAATCCGAGATCGCCCCGGAGAAAAGAGCTGGTTTGACCAGTCCGGTAATCTTAGAAGTTCTGTTGGATATATTATTTCCCATAATGGCAACATAGTTTCAAGCTACGGTTTTGACAGTAGCATGGGGAAAGCAGCCCATACAAAACAAGTTGAATATGTTACTAAAGATGGCAAAAAAGTTTCATTTACAGCACGTGTCAAAGCCGGAGGTCAGGAAGGTGCAAAAGCCGGGAAAGACCTTGCCGAAGAACTCATAAAAAGGTATTCTAATGATTATGTACTTGTCATTGTTGCCGGAATGAATTACGCTGAATATGTAGAAGCGATGGATAATAAAGACGTACTTGCATCAACGGAATTATGGGCGACAGACAAAATTCCTCAAATGCTTGAAAAGCTAAAAAGGCAGATTGCTAAATAATGAAATCAGACATTGAAATACAGAAGTTCGTTTACCACAAGATTAAGGGAACAAGCCTTGAACAGAATGTTTCTGGTAAATTGAGTGACAGAGGAAGACCCAATAAATCAGATAAGGAAGATATAGTTATATCTGTTCTTGCTAATGAGGGATGCGGTCAGATCCAGAGAGCTTATGTTAATGTCAATATATATGTCAGTGACCAATGGAATGAAGAAACAAAATCGTGGGAAAAAAATACTCAACGCGTAGGTGAACTATGTGAATTATGCAAGTTCCTTGTTTTTATACGCAAAGATGAGTATCATACAGTTCCTTCAAAATGCAGTCAGAAAACTAATTCCACAGGCATTCCTTTTGAAGACGGACATACCGAGCATTTCATCAATAACAAACTGTATATTGAAATAAATAACGAATAAGTATTAACTATATTAAGTGATATAGAACTATGGCAGTAATCGGATGGGGTAAACCCCGAATTTTCGTAAAAGACCTGGATGCTACTTCACCCAAATGGGAAGAGCTTCCTACACCTGTGGAAGATTCCACACAGTTGACAACAACAAAAGGCGACAAGCAAGAAGCCAAAATTGAAGGCGGAGAAAATGAAGACGTCAAGTATGGTAAAAACACCTATGCCCTAGTACTCAACATACGTGCGGCAAAAGGGCGCAAAAGACCTATCAGCGACAGTGATGGAGTAGTTGCACACAATTATGCTGTTGCGCTACAACCGGAAGATCCTGAAGTTCCCGGATTTTGCATGGAAAAGACAACGGTATCAGTTGAAGACACGTTTACCAGTGCCGATGGTGGTGTTTGGGCATATACATTTGATGCCTTAAAATCTGCTGCTGATAAGAATCAAGTCCAATGGGGTAAAATTATTGCTACTCCTACAACAGGATCGCCTATTACAAAAATTGAATGTGACCCGGATGACGAAGATGGTGATGGAGACAAGTTTGAAGTCGCTCCGAATTCCGGCATAGGCTAATAGGCTGCAATAGGTATAGTTTTTATAGAGAATAGTGCATCTATTAGGTGGATGCACACGCGGATTAAGCACACACAGGCGTGCGTCGCTCTACCAGAGTGAAGGGGATGGTGCAGGCCCATCAATCCGCTCTAAAAATCATGAGTTGATTTGTTTTCATGTCTGAAATTGGCAGTCTGTGAAGATAGCCATTTTATTTTCTAAAAGTAATAGTATATGGTCGAAAATAGAAAAATAATAGAAATGAATATCGCTGATACCATAATGGAAAGACCATACGGCTTTCGGGTTAATAAGCGGCATTTTTATCTATATCCAATAACGTTAGGCAAAACATATCTACTTTCAAGGCTCATTGAAAGTCTTGATATGAAGGCTGATATTATTAAAGCAAACCCATATATGGAAGCATTAAGATTATGCCAAGAAAAAAAAGAGATTGTTTGCCGACTACTATCTTATCACACACTCAACAAGAAAGAAGAACTATTTAATGACAGAATTGTAAATGGCAGATGTCAGTTCTTGAGGAAAAATCTTTCAAATGAAGAAATGGCTCAACTTCTTGTTATGGTTCTTACTAAAGATAATACAGATGAGTTTATCAAATATTTCGGGATTGACCGGGAACGTAAAGAACTAGCTAAAGTTTCAATGATAAAAAACAAGAAAGGCAATTCCATCACTTTTGGCGGTAAAAGCATATTTGGTTCTTTGATATTGCCAGCATGTGAAAAACTCAACATGACTCCACAGCAGATTGTGTGGGAAATTAGTTTTTCATTCCTTCAAATGCTGATGGCAGATGCTATTACTTCCGTATATCTTACTGACGAAGAAAAGAAAGAAGCCCGTATTTCCAATGACAGGACATTTGTCAATGCAGACGACCCGAAAAACATGGAAAAGATAAAAGCTATGAAATGGGACTAAATACGACAAATAGAACAAAAAGCAAAAATAGAAGGCAAAAAAATCACGAGGGTTATATAAAAATCCTCGTGATTTATTGGTAAAACTGAACAATTTTAAAATAATTACTCTAAAGTTATTGTAGTATTGTTAGCTACTGATGCATCAAACTCATAACCTATTTTCATTTCAGCTTTAGATCCACAAGGAAGAGGAATGCAAGTACAACAAAATATAACAACAGATAATGGAGTTCTGTTTTTCCCTGTTATATATACTTCAGAGGATGAAAAGTTGACATTATCTCCAGATGGAAGAGTTAAATAACGTAGTTTAATACCTAATCTTCCTTTGGTTCCAAACCATGCCGATCTTTTTGCTTCATACACTATCCCCTTAGCTATAGTGCCAGCTGGAATAGCTACTATTTTATCTACAATAACATCCCTAGAAACTTTAAAATCGATATTCTGTCCTTCATGTACTTGAGAGGCTCTAACATTACTTATGGCTTCCAAAGGAACAACAGTACCAGCTTTAATGATGACTTCTTTCTTTTCTTGAGCAAACCCCATTATTGAATACACAAACACTGCTAGTAAGAATAAAATTTTCTTCTTCATAATTATTGAGTTTTAATTTTCACAACTTTTCTATTGCCATTTTAAGTGATTCTTCAAGTCTATCCGCATATTTGAATATGTCATCTATGCTATCAATTTGAATCCAGTCGCAGCTTTTGTACCTGTCTACTGGTATCCCAATTCGTTTCTTTCTTGCACCAATGGAAATGCGGCATATCCAGAACCATTCGCTGCTATCGAGATTAACAACGAAATATGTTTTATAGTCTTTATAAGTTATACGTGCGGCATCTATGCTTTTTCTTAAGATACTCCTCACAATATTGTAGGCGTCCAATTCTTCCTGTGTAGTTATAATACCGGAGTCCTTGTCCATGTACACAACTCCTTCTGGGAGTTTATCGCCTATATCTTGTCGGGGGGAATCTGGCAAACTTTCCTCTTCGAAAACTGCATCATCAGCCTGTTCATCGTTCTTCATTGCCGTATTAAGTCTGTCAGATATTATGTCATTGACAACACTAGACATTGATTTCTTCACAAGTGGCGTGAACATCTCAACAACTTTCTGGGTTATTTGCCCTGTTGTGTATACCTGTTTAGCAAAGAATTTCACAAAATCTGATGACGGTGAAACAAATTCACTATTCAATATTATCTTTATCTCTGTTGTGTATTTAAGTTCATTTGCAGTACTTAAAATATCATTCTCATTGTAATAAGATTTGTGGAATTTCTTCAACTGTTCTATATCTGCGTCCGAAAGCTCCAGCATATTCACAACAAGAAAAGGTTTCTCATCCATAATGTTTACCTTTTCCAGATCAGTATAAAAACGATATTCTATACCATTAGTAAGCACTCCGAAACGTGCATTAGAAGCGACAAAATACTTTTGTAATTGAGTATCATGCAAGTTTAAATCTTGTTTACAATGTTTGCACTCAATAAGAAGAATCGGATTTTCATCCTTCATTATAGCATAATCTATCTTCTCCCCTTTCTTCTTTACTAAGTCGCAATCCATTTCAGGCACAACCTCAAAAGGGTTAAAAACATCGTAGTCTAAAGCAGCTATCATCGGCATAATGAAAGCATTTTTTGTCGCTTCCTCTGTAGCTATCCTATCTTTCTGTTTCTTTATATTATCAGATAGCTGCATAATTTTGTCTTTAAAATCCATTACTCTATTTATATTGTTGTATATGTGCAAATATATATAATACATCAATGCAAACAAAATTAAAGATAAAAAAATAAACTTTTAAGGATGTTTTAATAACAAATATAGCACACAAAGAAGCATATTTTGTATATTTGCAATGCCGTGTGATGTTGCACGGAACTATTTCTATCGAAAAGACTTATGGCTGGATTACACTTCGATATTACCGGTGACAACTCCAACTTTATACGGAAACTACACGAGTGTGAAAACGGAGTAAAAAACGCTTCCAAACAAATAGAACAAAGCGGGTTAGGCATTGAAGATTTGTTTAACCGTATGACAAGAGCTGCAGCAGCTTTTGGAGCAGGATTTACGGCAAAAGAATTAATTTCAAATATTGCGAAGGTTCGCGGAGAGTTCCAACAATTGGAAGTCGCATTTAAAACAATGCTTGGCAGTGAAGATAAGGCGAATGCCCTCATGCAGCAACTTGTAAAGACAGCAGCTACTACCCCATTCGACCTTCAAGGCGTAGCAAATGGAGCTAAACAACTTCTTGCTTATGGAGAAAATGTTGAAAACGTAAATGACGATTTAATACGTTTAGGAAACATTGCTGCCGGTTTATCCCAGCCTCTCGGAGATATCGTTTATCTTTATGGTACTACTATGACCCAAGGTCGTCTATATACACAAGACCTGAATCAATTCACAGGGCGTGGTATTCCTATGATTCGCGAATTGGCAAAAGTGTTCGGAGTAGCAGAAGGAGAAGTAAAAAGTTTAGTTGAAGCAGGAAAAGTAGGATTTCCAGAAGTCCAGAAAGTTATCCAGAACCTTACAAATGAAGGAGGAATGTTCTACAACCTTATGCAAGAACAGTCCAAGACAATCACTGGTCAGATTTCCAATATAGAGGATGCAATTTCTACCATGTTTAATGAAATAGGGAAAGCTAATGAAGGTATTATTAATGATGCTTTATCCGGGGTTTCCTATCTTGTTGAAAACTATGAGAAAGTAGGACGAATATTAATAGAAATCGTAGCGACCTACGGGGCATATCGCACCGCTTTAATGGTAACTAATGCCTTGCAAGCTTTACAAGCATCAGGTATTACAGCTTTAACAGCTAAAGAAGCAGCTCACTATGGATGGTTAGTCTTGACAAAAAAAGCGCAAGATGCATTGAATTTATCAATGCTGAAAAATCCCTATGTATTAGCAGCAGCTGCTATCGCTGGATTGGCATACGGCATTTATAAACTTGCCACTGCAGAAAGTGAGACAGAAAAAGCCATCCGTGAAACAAATAATGCTCTTGAAGCTCAAAAAAGCCACTACGACGATCTGAAAAATAAAGCAGGAGAACTATCCAATATTCTAAGTAATGAATCCAAATCTATAGAAGAACGCTTCATCGCATATCGCCAATTACAGCGTTTAATGCCTGAAGTATTTCAAAATATGGATTGGGAGACAGCAAAAAGAAAAACAAATGCCGAATTAATCAAACTGGAAACAGATGAAATGTTGCGCCAACAACGTATTGGTTTAAAGACCAAAGTTGTAATGTCACAACAAAAAGTACAAGGCCTAGAAAATAGTATAATCAGAACTACAAACAGAGGGGGATATACTGGTGCACTAAAAGAAGATTTAACTGCCGCTAAAAAAGAACTTGAGATTTATACAAAAGCTTTAGAAGATTTTGAAAAAGCTGATGAGCAAGCTAAAAAAGAGGCCGAGAAACCTGTTATATTCAATAAGAAATATTGGGAAGGTCAAAAGAAAGAAGCTGAAGATGCCTTAAATTCTATAGCATCTTCTCAAAAAAAAATGTTGGATGCTGGTAAGTTTGAAGGGATTGACGCTTCCGTTATAAAATCCTATAAAGATAACACAAAGAAGCTAAAAGAGGCAGAAAAAGAATTAAAAGTCTATGACTCTTCTTCCAAGCGAGAATCCGCTGCTAATAAGCAAAAAAAAGAACAACAAAAGACAGCCGAAGAACTTTTGTCTCTCCGTCGCCAAAATCAACAGGCGGAAATCGATCTTATGAAGGAAGGCACAGAGAAAAAGCTGAAACAGATTGATCTTGACTATCAAAAAGAACTTGACGCCATCAAGAAACAAGAAAAAGAATTATCAGAAAAGCAAAAGGGGAAATTAACCTCGGAACAATCTATCGAGATTTCCGATCGTTATACAAACGCTGAAAACAAGAGAGACAAAGCAATTGCTGATGTAACCAAGGAACAACTTAAAGCCGAACAACAGGCTTTAAATGATTATTTGAAAGAATATGGAACATTCCAGCAACAGAAATTTGCCATAGCACAGGAATATGCTGAAAAGATAAAAAAAGTACAAGAAGAAAGTGGAGCAAATAGTGCGCAAGTTAAGTTATTAGAAAAGCAACGTGACGTTGCCATCCAAAACAAGGAAACCGAAGCTATAAAAGCCAATATAGATTGGGTTACTGTATTTGGTGAATTTGGGAGCATGTTTAATGATATGATTAAACCTGCACTTGAAGAAGCAAAGAAATACGTCCAAACAGATAAGTTTAAAAGTTCAGACCAAGACAGCCAAAAAGCATTGATTGATGCCATCAACCAAATGGAGCAATCTTTAGGCGGAGCTGGTGGTTTAAACTTCAAGAAATTAGGTCAAGACATAAAAGTATATCAATTAGCCGAACAAAATCGTCTTGCTGCTATTGAGGAAGAGACTATGGCTCATGACAAGTTAGCCAAAGCCCAAGATGATTACACTAAAGCACTAAAGAGTGGAACAGAAGAGGAGAAAAAAACGGCTCAAAATGCTTTTGAGATAGCCCAACAAAATGCAAACGCAGCATCTATGAACGTGCAAGCTCAAACAAGTGCTGCCAATGAAATGCAACAAAGCCTAACTAACACAGCAACAGCTCTAAAGGCTAATATGGAAAATGTAACGAGCGGATTACAGAAATTAGCTTCTGGAGGAATTAAAAATGCCTACGAAGGATTGTTGCAAATTAGTAAAGGAGCCGGAGGAGCTATGGAAAAGTTTGCTGATAAACTTGATAAAGTTCCGATTGTCGGTTGGATCATATCAATCATTGATGTGTTTAAGGATGGACTTAGTAATTTTGTTGGAACTTTGCTGGATTCAGTATTCAATGCAGTTAGTGGAATTCTTAGCGATGTTTTATCCGGTGATTTATTTGTCACATTAGGCAAATCCATACGGGATGGCGTAAGCAATATTTTTAATGCTATTTCCTTTGGCGGATTTGACTCTCTAATAAACAAGATTAGCGGAAGCAATGCTAAAGAAGTGCAAGAGGCGATCGACAGATTAACAGACCGAAACGAAACATTAGAAAAATCGATTGACCGATTAACTGATGTAATGGATAAGTCCGCAGGTTCCAAATCTATATCGGCATACGAACAAGCATATAAATATCAAAAAGAACAGATTGATAATACTCTCAAAATAGCACGTGAGCAAGCTAGATACAGTAATTCGCATCATAGCTGGCAATATTATATGGAATGGAATGACGAACAACTACGTTGGGTTCGTGAAAATGTGGATAAGAATTTCTCCGGTACTAACTCGTTATGGGGACTGACACCCGAACAAATGAGAGAGCTTCTTAGTAATGCTGATATATATGAGCAAATTAAGAGTTCCGGCAAAGGCGGATATGGAGAACGTGTAATGGAAAAGCTTGAAGCGTATGCCGACCAAGCTGGAAAATTAGATGAGTTAACAGAGAAAATCAATGAGTCTCTGATGCAAATTTCTTTTGATGGTTTGAGAGACAACTTCTTGGAATCATTAATGGATATGGATAAGGATGCTAAAAGCTTTTCTGAAGATTTCTCCGAATATATGCAACGTGCACTACTTAATTTCTCTATGGGAGAGTTGTTTGATGATGAATTGAGAGAATGGTATAATGGCATTGCAAAACTGATGAAGGAAAATGGAGGGAAACTTACTAAACAACAGTTGGAAGATGCTAGAAAAGAGTACGATGCAATGGTTCAAGACGCGATAAATGAAAGAGATAAAATTGCTGAAATAACAGGATATACAGGTTCTTCCTCTTCATCCCAAGAAGCTTCAAAGAAAGTATCAGCGTCGGTCACCCAAGATTCTATAGATGAGTTGTCCGGGCGTTTCACTGCTTTACAAATTGCTGGAGAAGAAATAAAGAATCAAATGATAGCTGTTGTGGTTGGGGTTAATTCCCTTATAGGAATCTCATCTGCCGGCAATGAAACATTAAGCAACATTCTCAATCAGCACGTTATAACAAACAGTTATTTGGAGGACATTACTAAATATACTAAACTTTTGAATGATATAAGAGCTGATATTTCAGAAGTTAAAGTCAACACTAAAGGTTTATCAACTCGTTGATATTGAACACTATAAAATATAAGAATATGCCTAAAGGTGAGCTTTTTATAAACAACAAAGATTCCTACGATAGCTGGGGGATTAGTATGGACACGTCTTCCCTATCAGCATTGATGACCCCTGCACCTAATAAGGAGTTCATAGAGAACAAGTCAAGATTAGAACACGGAAAGCGTATAATAACCGCTAATCCTAAAATGGACGAACGTAATCTTACTTTGACCATTCATCTCACAGCTAAAGATGAAGATGATTTTTTCGAGAAGTACAACAATTTTTGTAAAGAACTTGCTACCGGTATATTAAATATTAGGACAAAGTACCAACCTAATATTATGTACCGTACAGTATATCTCTCATGTAATCAGTTCACACAGTTTATGAGAGGCATAGCTAAGTTTTCACTAAAGTTAGTTGAATATAATCCATCGCCTGAAAATCGTACAATTTAACGTTTTAAGTGGCATAGTTTATTTCACTTTTATTATCTTTGCATAAACATCGTATGAAGGTATACGAAACTTATGATAGACATCAAAGACATATCCGGCAACATTCGCTTTTCGACTACTATCAATGAGGGTTCGAAAAGACACTTCCTTTTGATG